ACTCTATGGTTTATGAAGAGGGTGACAAGAACCGCCTATTGGTGAATGTTCCACCTGAGCATGCTAAGTCTACCGTGGTAACGGTTAACTACTCCACCTACCGCATTGCTCTTAATCCCAATGTGCGTATCATTGTGGTTTCTAAGACTCTCAATAAAGCGCGAGAGTTCGTGTATGCAATTAAGCAAAGATTGTCCCACCCACGTTGGCTGAAGTTACAAACAGCCTATGGGCCAGAGGGCGGCTGGAAGCAAGACGCTGATACCTGGAAGGTAGATACTGTCTATCTTGGAGGCGAGGCCAGAGACTCAAGTGAAAAAGACCCGACTATCCAAGCACTTGGTATGGGCGGTCAGATTTACGGCGCACGTGCTGACTTGATTATCCTGGATGACTGCATTACCACCGCTAACGCTCATGAGTGGGACAAGCAAATTAACTGGTTGCAGAAGGAAGTTATTACCCGTTTGGGTAAAAACGGCAAGTTGCTGATTGTGGGTACGCGAATTGCGGCGAATGATTTTTATAAAGAACTTCGTAATCCGAAGCATTGGTCTAATGGTAAGTGCCCATTTACTTACATGGCTATGCCAGCGGTACTGGAGTATGGAAAGAACCCAGAAGAATGGGTAACACTTTGGCCTAAGTCTGACATCCCATGGGATGGAGACGAGGACACACCCGATGAGCAAGGGCTATATCCCAAGTGGGATGGGCCAGCGCTCTTCAAGCGCCGTGGCGAAGTAACACCTAGTACGTGGGCTTTGGTCTATCAGCAGGAGGATGTCGAAGAAGATTCCATCTTCCCACCCGCACTGGTGCAGTCATGCACCAAGGGTATGCGTAAGCGAGGTCCGTTAAAACCAGGCGCGGTGGGACATCCGACCCAGGTTGAAGGTTATACAGTTGTTGGATTCGACCCTGCTATGGGCAGAGGCCATGCTGCGTTTGTAGCGATGACCTATAACCGTCTTGACGGAAAGATGTATGTACTGGACTGTGAGAACATGTCTGAGCCAACACCACAAAAGATTCGTGCGATGATTGAAGAGTTTACAATCAAGTATCGCCCTAATGAGTTCCGTGTGGAAATTAACGCACACCAGAAAGCCTATGAACTCGATAACGATTTGCGCGAATGGCTGTCACAGTATGGCTGTAGTTTAAAGCCACACTTTACTGCAAAGAACAAGTGGGATACTGCGCACGGTGTTGCATCTATGTCAACGATGCTAGGCACCATGACAGATGGAGTATTCCAAAAGAACAACACAATTGAGTTTCCTTCCACTGAGGGTTCAGAGGGAGTAAAGGCTTTAGTGCAACAACTCATTACGTGGAAGCCTGAGACCAAAGGCAAGACTGACTGCGTGATGGCGATGTGGTTTGCATTCTTACGCTTGCGTGAGTTGATGCAACAGAGCACTGTTATCTCACGATACACAGAGAACCGTTGGGCTACACGCGCTCAATTATCAAGACGCGGAACTGTAAATCTAGACCTTGCACTACAACAGCAGTGGCAAGAACAATACGGATAAGGAAGTAACATGGCACTACCGATTATTGCAGGCGCTGCAGCAGCAGTTGCTGGTCGTCTTGCTGCTAAAAAGGCTGCACAGAAAGTAGCAACAAAAGTAGTTAAGGGAAAGATTGTTAAAGGTTCAGATGTAGCAAAGGCTGTTAAGAAGGTTAACGCTAAAACTGCTAAGGCTGAAGCAAAAGCAAATGCCCGTGGACTAAGGGCTGCTAAAAAGCCAACTAATAGAACTGGTTCTATGGCTGACCGTGTACAACGTGCAGAACTTCAAGGAAATGCAAACCTTATTAAGAATGCTAACCCAGCCCGTGCTAACCGTACACGCGGTGGAAGTCTTGCTGCACAAAAAGAATATGGTGGTTTAGGTCTTGTAAGCAAGACATTAACACCTAAGCAAGCAGCATTTCGTGCACAGGTTACAAAAGAATTAAATCCAGTTCGTGCTTCGCGCACTCGTTCTGGCAAGTCAACAAAGTCTAAGTAGGGAGTAGAGATGCCAGCACCACTAGCAGCAGCAGTAGTAGCCGCAATAGCCCGTGCTGCCGTCTCTAATGCAGCAAAAAAGCGTCTTATGATTGCTGCTGCAAAGAAGGTTTCTGAAAAAGAAATTAAGGCTCTTATTCGTGAAGAGATGAAGAACCCAGCACCAGCACGTGCAATCTCAAAGAAGCCTTTGAAGGTTGTATCACGTCAAGGTACTGGTGGAACTACTGCTAAGACAGACCCTGCTAAAGAACTTTATAATCTTTACAAGAAGAAGCCTGACTCTAGGCCTGTAACTAAGTCTATGCAGAAGGACCGCGTTACTCCATCAGATGTTATCGCTAAGCGTATTGCTCAAAAGAATGAGCGAATCAAAGAAGGCATTTCACCATCACGGGTATCTAAGCCACCTAAGCGCGAAGGTATGACTGAAGATTTAAAGGCAAAGCAAAAAGCCTTGGCTGCAAAGCGTAAAACAGAAGCAGCAGCGCAAGCAAGACGAGATGCAGAAAATACTGACAACACTGGTTCTGTAGATAGAATGCTTATTCGTGGCAAAGAAGTTTTGATTCAAAACCCTGGAGCACGTGCAGGTCGTAACCCTCAATCTTCAATTGATGCACGTACACCAAAGTTTGAGTCCCGCAGTGAGTTGGCTGCATTTAGCAAACTCAGCAAAGCAGAACAAAAGAATTACAACCGTATCGAAGCACGCATTAACGAGGCTATCAAAGCAGGTAGAAAAGCCGAGAAAGATGCAGCCAAGAAGAAACTACCTCCAAAAAGGACTAAGTAATGCTAACTGATAAGCAAATTTTTGCACGTGTTGCGTCTCTTCGAGACCGCAGCCGTGACCGTGATGGTCGCCATCAAGATGTATTGCTAGTCCGTCAAGGTCAGATTTCTAGCGTTTATCCTGATTTTTTTCCAGAAGGTGTAGAGGCTAACGTAGTTGCCAACTTTGTTGACATCGTAGCCCGTGACTTATCTGAAGTTATGGCTCCACTACCAGCAGTTAACTGCTCTGTAGTTAGCCAAGTAAAAGACCGTGCTCGTAAAGCAGCAGACAACCGTACTCGCATTGCTGCTAACTATCTTTACAACTCTGAGTTGCAAGTACAGATGTACACAGGTGCTGACTGGTACATTACATTTGGGTTTGTTCCGTTCATTATTGAACTGGACACTGAAGCAAAGTTGCCGCGTATTCGCGTAGAAAGTCCTGTCGGGGCGTATCCTGAGTTTGACCGCTACGGACGCTGCGTTGCTTTTGCTAAGCGTTATGCTATGCCACTGGCTGAATTGGTTTCTCAGTTCCCAGAGTATACAGACGCTTTACTTGGTCGTGATGGTTATGACCAAGACATGAATGCTAGATTCGATATTGTTCGTTACTACGACCAGTATCAATCTATCATCTACGTTCCAGACCGCCAGAACCTAGTTATCTCCCGTGCTAAGAATCCTATTGGCAAGATGATGGTTGTAGTCGCAAAGCGACCAACCGTTGATGGTGAGATGCGTGGACAGTTTGATGATGTTCTCGGTATTCAGTTGCTTCGCAATCGTTTTGCATTACTTGCAATGGAAGCAACAGAGAAGGCCGTTCAGTCACCACTTATTGTTCCTGACGATGTGAACGAGTTTCAATTCGGTGGTGACGGAGTTATCCGCACCAAGAACCCAGCAGGTGTTCGCCGAGTTGAACTACCAGTATCTGGTTCATTGTTTAATGAGCAAGCAGTTCTACAGAACGAACTACGCACAGGTACACGCTATCCAGAATCACGTACTGGTAATGTTGATGCTTCAATCATTACTGGTCAAGGCGTTCAAGCCCTTATGGGTGGATTTGATACACAGGTTAAGTCAGCGCAGGCTATCTTTGCATCTGCACTTAAGTCTGTAATCTCACTATGCTTTGAAGTAGACGAGAAAATCTTTAACGAAACAAAGTCTATTCGTGGTATTGATTCTGGTTCACCTTATGCAATTGAGTATCTACCATCAAAGGATATTAAGGGAGACTACTCTGCTGATGTCCGTTATGGAATGTTGGCTGGTCTAAACCCAGCGCAGGGACTTATCTTTATGTTGCAGGCTCTTGGCGGTAAGTTAATCTCCAAGGACCTAGCACAGCGTGAATTGCCATTTGGAGTTAACGTAACTCAGGAGCAAGAAAAGATTGAAGTAGAAGAAATGCGCAATGCGCTTATCTCATCTTTGAATGCTTCAGCACAGGCTATTCCACAACTTATTGCTAATGGCGGAGACCCAACTACAATCGTTAAGAAGATTGCAGAAGTTATCCGTATGCGCCAGAAGGGCACTCAGATTGAGGACGCAATCAATGATGTGTTCGCTCCAGAATTACCACCTGCTGGGGAAGCATCTCAGGTTGAGCAACCGTCCCCTGCTCCCGCCGCGGCTCCAGCAGGTGGCGCTCAACCTCCGCAAGGATTACAAAGTTTACTCTCCAGCCTAACAATGGGTGGAGCAGCAAACGCTTCAGCACGAACCGTAACTCAAAGATAACTAGGTAGGGGACAATGACAACACTTGCTGCTTATCAAGGTGATGGCTGGTCTGTAATCGGATGCGATTCTAGAGCATCAGATGAAAGCGGTCGTCCTATGACGATTGCTACTCACAAGATTATTGAAAACAACGGATACCTCATTGCAGGTTCTGGCGCTAGCCGTGGTTCTAACATTTTACAGTTTGGGTGGAAACCACCTAAGCCAACTAAGTTAGAAGATTTAGATTTGTTTATGACGCAGAAGTTTATTCCTGCTATGCGTAAAACATTTGTAGATGCAGGCTATGACATGAAAGAAGATGGCGATGCTGCTGCGCAGGATTCAGATTTTATTATCAGCGTTCGTGGAGTTATTTATCCTGTCTTTCAAGATTATTCTTGGGACCGTGATATTCGTGGTATCTACTACGGTGGTAATGGTGGCGATGTGGCTGTGGGTGTTATGGAGGCTTTGGATATTGACAAAGCAAAAACTCCACAAGAAGCAGAAAAGATAATCCGCAAAGCAATTGAAATTGCTTGTGTGTGGGATATTTATACTAGCCCACCAATTATAACAAAGATTCAGTACGCAAAATGAGTGAGAGATTCAGGGAGAAAATAGAGCAAGCACTAAAAGTTCTAATAGAAGAAGACCCTGATGGGTCTAACTACATCTGCGCTAACTGGCTAATAATTACAGAATGGGCAGACTATGATGGAACGCGGTACTTGCATACGGAAGTGTCAGAAGCAATGACACCCTGGAATGCTGAAGGCATGATGCGTTTGGCTAAAGAATATAATAAAGATTCCTTTGGTCAGCCCGAAGAAGAAGTAGAAGATGATGAATTGGAAGAAGGAGATGAATAATGGCAGCACAAGGTGGATACCGTGCACCGTCTAGCCCAGCACCAGTATCAGGCCCTGGCGCTCTTTCTCAGCGCACTGATGGGGGACCAACACAAGGTGCAAAGTATGTCTCAGGACTCCCATACGGACAAGGACAAGAAACCTACTCAAACCAAGTAGCAGCACCTATGGCTGGCAATAGCATGGGCGCAAGCGCTATGGGTGATTCAGGATTAGTTCAGATGGAAATGCCAACAGAGTTAATGGCTCCATCTACACGTCCTAATGAGCCAGTATCATCTGGTGTAAATATTGGAGAAGGTCCAGGAAGTGAAGTATTAAATCTTCCTACAACTAAGGAACCAATCTCCGTAACCATGCGTAAAATTGCACAGTTTGACCCAACTGGAGAAGCAGAGATTATCTACTCCACCCTTGCTGAATATGGGTACTAATGGCTCGCATAAATCCAGTCGTAGGAGAAACTAATCCTGCCATTTACAATGCGGCAAAGAATGCCAATTTGTCATTTGAACAGCGAGTTGCAGTTGAGCAGTTGGCTTACACTGTTAAAAAAGCAAAAGAACTTCGCACGCTTAAAGTAGATGATGCTAAGCGCGAGTTCCAAGCATTAACAGAAGAAGCGCAAACAAACATTAAGGCTCTTTACCCAACCGCAAAGTTTGTTCAAGAAGACCCAAGCCTTTTACAACGCGGACTTGGCGTACTAGGTGCTGGTGCTAAGGCTGCGTTCAGCCCTATTATCGCAACACTTGGTGTTGCTATTGCATATGGTAAGGGCATTAACACTGGATATGTAGCAGGTCGTCAAATTGAACAGGGCGCAGACCCATTTTCTAAGAAGACTTGGGACGATGCATACAATGGTCGTGACGCTTGGGACAAGGGTGCAGTTCAAGCCGTTGAAGCACGCTATGGTAAAGAGAATACTTTTGTAGCAAAGGGTTTATTATCTGGTAAGACTCCTGGTGAAATTATTGAGGAGTACGGAAAACCAGACCCAAAGATTCTTGAGGCTATTACATACGCCTTTGATAATGAAAAAGAGTTTGCACAGATTCTTTTTGACACTAAGGCTGCTGCTATCTCTCCAGGTCGTGACCTATATCGCAAGATTTACACAGCCAATCAGGCAAACAGCGGTAATCTAAATACCCGTGTGCTATCTGGTAAGTATCAGACTGGTGTAACTGGAACTATTGATGCAATTTATCAGGTTGCTATTGACCCATTGACATGGGTTACTGGTGGAACTAGCAAACTTGCTACTAAAGGTAGCCGTATTGCAGATAACATTGCTAAAGAAGCGGCTAAAGGTAACTTTAAAGGCGCTATTCGCGAAACATTTGCAGACCCTAGCGTTAAAACTTTATGGGATGAGGGTGTTGGCCCTGCAATTGCAAAGTTTGCTACAGCAAAAAAGGGTTCTATCGAACGTTCAAACGCTTATCGCGAGTTAGTTCAGAACTATCCTGGCTTTAACAACTTTGAAGTAACAACATTACTTGCTAAAAAGAAAGTCTTTGATGCAAAGACTGCTGAAAGTTTCTTTGGCGAGGTTGAAAATGTAAGCATTCTGCTTAATGGCCGTGTTGATGGTATTACATTTATGCGTAATGGTGTGCCAACTGCACAATCAGAGCGTCACATTAGCATGGGAATTGGCAAAGTCGTAGATGCCATTATGAATCCTAATGCTGGTAATCAAAAGACTGCTGTTGATTTAGCCTCTGCTCAGAATAAAGGATTAGATGCTGTAAGCATTCTTAAGACTGCTGGTGCAGATATTGACAAGGGTGTAAACATTGCAGGCATTAGCCGCTTTAATGACATTGATAAAGATATTAAGCGTGCACGCCGTATTGGTGAGATTGTTGGAAAGCAAGGAAGTCGTAACCCTGCTGGTACACAGATTCTACTTGGAGAAGATGCAGTTAAGACTGCTGAAAACTTCCGCCTTGTAGCACGACAGGTATTTACCCGTGACATTGCAGACTTTGTGACATTCCATTTCTTGGATTCACAGGCTGATGAGCAGGTTATTATTATTCGTAACCTATACGCAGCAGTTATGCACCGTTATGGCCTACATGGCACAGCCGAAGGCCGTAAGATTATGGAAGAGATTCTTAACAAGACCTTCAATAATCGCTCTGGTATGACTACAACTTCTAGAACAGAAGTACCTACAGATTTTATTGATGATGTTAGCCAGCACGTACTACGTATTGAGAATGATTCTCCTATTCTCAATGCTCGTGGAATTGTGCAGCCTAGTCAGGTAGCAGAAGGTATTGGCTCTCTACCATACGAGCAGATTCTTCAGGTTGCTGCATCTACACGCCGCAAGAACTCTATTCCTGCCATCTTTGATGGCGCTACTCGTAGTAAGTTTGTTTCAGAGTTTGTAAATCTTTGGACTATTCTTACACTATTCCCACGTTTGGGTATTCGTTCCGCTATTGATGAGGCGTTTATGTACGCCCTCAATACACCTCTTGAAGACCTACTTTCATTGCGAAAGATTAGAGATGTTCAGGAGTTTAAGAATGTAGCCACAGCACTTACTGGTTCTAAGGCATCAGTTGGTCCTATTCGCCGTGGAATTAACAAGGCTTTCCGTAAGGGTGGACCAGAAGAGACGCTTAGCGTTTCAGACCGTGCAATGATTGCTAGCGAATTAGCAATTGAAAAGGGTATCCCAGTTGAAGAAGTAACACACATGATGATTCGTGAAGAAACCGTCAGACGTGTTTATGATGCCTTTGGTGTAGATGAATCAGTTACCCGCTTTAAGTGGCTAAAGGATGCGTTTACACACCATCCAGATGTAATTAACTCAATGGCTTCATCTGTATCTGCTCGAACATCCCTTGGTGGTAAGTTCGATAAGGATATTATTGACGCTATCTTTACCCCATCTACGCTTTCTCAGGCGTTAGAAGAGGTTGGAGTTAAGACTGGTCGTAAGTTCCGTCCGCTATCTACAGAAGACCTGCGCCGTACTAACGATAAGTATCTAACTCTTGCACACTTTGATACCTGGTATCGCCAGTTTGCTGCCAATAAGTATTCACTTAAAACTGGAGACACGGTAGACCCAGGCGCAGTATTCTTTGATAACAATGGATTAAAGACTGCTAAGGATTTTGCTACTGCCAGAACCAATATGCTTAAGGCATTGGGTGTTGGCTATGACTTTACTACTCGTCAGTTTACTGTAGAACGTGCAGCAACTGTTAAAGAGTTTCTATCATTGTTTGGCGATTCGGTTCATTATCGCCAGCGCGGTATTACAGATGCAGAGATTGCACGTATCCACGTAGAGACTATGTTGCTAGATATGCGCAACACATTCCATGGTGGTCCTAAGTCATTCAATGATGACCTATACAACCTAATGGCTACTAAGCATAACGAACTTGTTGCCTATGAAATGCAGACAGGTAAGAAGGTTGCTGGCAAGTGGTCTAAGGTTGCTAGCCGAATCTCATTTGAAGACTTTGAAAAGGCTACAGTTGGTAAGCAACCAGTTGGTGAAATCAATACATCAATTGAGTTTGAAGAGTTTCTTGACAAGGCTGACCTAGAATCTGTATACAAAAAGGCTGGCAATCAACTCATGGAATACATGGACCGTCAGGTAAATGGTTTATTCCGTCAACCTGCTGTTCTTACAACCTATAGCCGTCTTCGTGATGGATATGAAGGACTGCAGAAAGAGTTTGCAGATAAGATTTACAAGCAGTTCATTGATGATAAGGTCTACAAAGACCCATTGATTGCCCGTGAAGTTGCAGACAACATGGCTGCTAAGCGTTATACAGAACTTGCTATGGATGAGGCTTCTAATACCATCCTTAAGTATGTAGATAATCCTGCGATTCGTTCTAACTTTGCATTATCTACCCGCACAGTAGCACGCTTCTATCGTGCAACAGAAGACTTCTGGAGACGCTACTACCGCTTAATGCGTGAGAAGCCACTACAGGTTATCTATCGTATGCGTCTAGCGCATCAGGGATTATCTGCACGCGGTGAGATTTACTATGATGACCAGAACGAGCCATATGTAGTACTGCCAACTGACACAATTATTAACACAGCAGTTGAGCCAGTAGTACGTAAGTTAACTGGCGGAGCATTTAAGGTTCCACAGTTTAACGATGTTACTCTTAAGTTGCGTCTGATTAACCCATCATTCTCTCCAGATGCGGGACAGCCATCACTATCTGGTCCAATTGCAGCAATGTCATTCCTTGGTATCAAGGGTATGCTTGGTTACATTCCAGGTAAGTTGGGCGATAAGGCTACCAACTTTGCTAATAACTATGATTCATGGGCATTAGGTAACCTTGGCGATAACATGACTTTGCGCAAGGCGCTTATGCCATTGTTCTTGCAGAACCTAGAGACTATTGGCCGTGGTGCTACAGCCCGTGCAATTGACATTGACGAGATGAATCGTCAGGAAACAACTGCAGCATTCCAGGCTATCGCTTACTTACAGGCATTTGGAGACCCAAGTATTCAACTACCTGCTAATCCTACAGATGCGCAGAAGACTGAATACCTAAAGACAGTTAAGATTGCAGCACACAATGTGCTTGCAGCCCGTGCTTTCTTTGGAATGATTAGCCCTATCTCACCTACCTTGCGTGAAAGTAAGGGTGTTCCAGACTACATCAAGCGTACTGGTGTAACCAATATGCGTGCTGAGTTCTATGACATCTTGGCTGGTATCTCAAAGACTGAAGGTGACTGGCTAGCAGACCCATATGAGTTGGCTGTTGCTACATTCGTGGGCAAGAACCCACGCAAGATTATCTACACAGTCTCTCGTAACGAGAAGGCTACAAAGATAACTGTTCAGAAGACAGACGCTATGTATAAGTGGGCTTCCAATAACCAGTCATTCCTTAAGACTTATGGTGAAGCAGCCTACATCTTTGGTCCACAAACTGGAGATTACACAGCAGATGCATACACTTGGTTAGAGGCACAGGGATTAATTAAACTTCCTAGCCTTGAAACATACCTAGACAATGTATCTATTGCTCAGGCTAAGCAGGCTTACTTTGATATCGAGCGCGACCAGCGTGATGCTCTTGCTAAGACTGCAGCACCAGAAGCCCGTAAGGG